TATACCAAAATTATTATTAAAACCACCAAAAGATGATTTATTCATACCTCCTTGTCCTAAACTCGCTATACCTTGTTCTATATTTTTTAACGTTCCAAGAATATCATCTTGATTAGGACCCATGAGCTGCTGTCCAACTCTGTTGTAAGGATTAAATGTATCTTCAGGACCTTGTACAGTTTGTAATGGGCTGACTATTGTATCAGGTGAAGGAGCTTCTGGAGGTGGTAGGCCTGGTGTAGCAAACATAGGGGGTAAATCAGGTAGATTTGCTCCAGTTACTGTAGCTGTTTCAGTGCTATCCATTGTTGGATTATCAAATCCACCAACATCTGTTAAATCAAAGTTACTGTAAGCAGATTCTGGTATGTTTGGATTTCTTTTTAAGAAAAAAGAATTGCCTGAAAATTCTTTAAATTGATCAAAACTTTGTTCACCTGGCAATACTACTTGACCTAAGAATCCTTTTCTTCTCGATTCAGCCGCTTGTGCTCTTGCTTGTTCATACCTGTTTCTAATATCTTCTTCAGATCTAGGTCTACTTTCATCATTTAAAAACATTGCACCCGTATAACTCCCATCATTACGTGCAAGACCTAATGCTCCAGCTCCCCCAATTGAATATGGATCTTGAAGAGTTCTATCTCTCATGTCTGTTACAAAGCCGCCACTAGTAGGAGGTCTTGGATTTATTAATTCTGGATTTTGACCTTGGTCATCCATTCTCATAGGCTGTAGTATTCCGTCTTTCATAAGGCCACCAGCTAAAGGATTTCCATATAAAGGTTTATCAATCACAATTAAAACCCAAAGTTACTTGCGCCCATTAACCTGCTGTAGTCTGGGTTGTTTAATGATGCAAGACCTCCTTCATTAAATCTAACAAAAGTTCCAAAACGGTTAGGTAAATCAACAAATTTATTACCATCTGTAAATGCACTTGTAGGGCCTAAATCAGGATTTTTTTGTACCATGTATCCTGGCATACCAGGAATCTTAAATAATAACTCAGACTCAGGAGTATCTGCTGATGTGTTTAAAGAATTAAAATTGTCTCTAAAATCAACTCCACCACCTGGACCTGGTACGTTTTGAGGAGTAAATGTGTTATCATCTTCTCTTTGAGCAATTGCTTTTTGAAATATATCTATTGCATCTTCTCCTGTATTTTTAAATACATCTACTGCATCTGTTCCTGTGTTTCTAATTATCTCTCCCGTATCTTGAATCATTTCTCCTGTATTACCTGATAAACGATCTAAACCACCTTCAACAGCACTTAAACCTTTATCAATTCCTGATACTAAAGAATCAAGCCCTTGACCAGCTCCTGATTTAGCAAAATCAAAACCTCTTTTAGTTGCATCAAAACCTTTTTCTATTAAACCAAAAGGTATACCTGTTATTGCTCCCATGATTGTAGGTCCCATTTCCATTGCAAAGTTTGATATAGGAAATCTTCGTGCATAAGCATCCATCATTGGCTGTGAGGAAGTTCTAAGACTGTTTAATCCTCTTGAATAATCGCTACGACCATCATTATAAAAATCAAGCATCGCTTGCGCAGCCGCGTTGATTCTACCATCATTGTCTCTTATCTGCCTCTCTATAAATGCTTTTCTTGATTCGTTATCTTTACTAAATTTTTGAGGAGCATCTGACACCGTACTTAAAATAGATTTATTTGTTGATTGATTTTTTAAATTTTGATTATTATTAATAAAATCATTAAGTCTCTTATCAGCGACTGTATTTACTCTACGTCTTTGAGTGCTTGAACCTCTATACGCCATTACACTTGTCCTCGTAGTGCTAACGCTGCATCTAAATCACCAGATGCTAACGCCGCTCTTTGTTGTTGGTTCATTGGTCGGGGGTTCGCGACCATCGGAGAAGCACCCGCCAGAATATTTTCATTACCCATGCTAGGAATTTCGGGCATATCAACACGTTGTGTCGGTGCTTCTTGAGCAGACGCAATATTATCCATTGCCTGATCTTCAATTTGTCCTTGCACCATAGCATCTAAATTAATTTTTTCCGATTCATTGTATCGTAAATTTGAATAATCTTCAGCTGCACCAGGATTACCAACTGCACTCATTGAGTCTTGATAACCAGTGCCGAGAAGCCAATCCATAAATCCTTCAGGATTTTCTACAGCACCTTTATATGTTTTAAACTCATCAGGAAACTCCGTCATACGAGGTGAGTCAGATATTGTTTTATAAAAGTCTCTTAAAATATTTACGTACGCTGCTCTTTTTGTTGCAAGAGAAGCACCTTCTTCAATCATTTGTGAATACCTTTTCAATACATTTGGCGAAGATAAAAAGTCTCCTGTAAATCTTGTTAATAAACCTGCAATAACAGGCAGTGGTCCAAACGCTGCTGCACCACTTACACCAGCTGCGGCTCCAAAAGAAAATGTTTTTAAACCTGATCGAACACCACCTAAAGCAAAACGTCTTTGAATTAATCGAAACGCTTCAGGTATGTCTGCTTGTTCAATTTTTCTTGTTAAAGCTACAAGCTGTTCAATGTTTTCTTTAACTACTTGAGAATTTCTACCTGTAAGTTCTAACATTTTTTCAAAACCTGGTTCGCCGTATCCTATGTTTTGTAAAAACTTATCTGGGTTAAGTGCATAATCAGTAACTTGAACTGTTTTTGTTCTACCAGCGCCAACTGCAACTTCTTCTATAATATCAATTGGATTGTCTAAACGTAAAGCATTTTTAAAACCTTTATCTATCCATGTTCGTACAACAGAATCATACGCTGCTTCACCTATTAGTTCTTTTAAATCTACTGCCGCTTGAGGCGTCATTTTATTTTTCATGACAATGTTAAATAACTCATCAGAATAATTCCAACCTGGTAGATCTGGTCCAGCAGAGAACATATTCTCATCAATTAATTTAAACTTCTTTGCCTCTGGGCTTTTGTACAGTGGTGACATTTTAGAGAACACAGAATTAGCTCTTAGTAAAGCTTTCTTTGCAGACTCGGCTGCAATCATTTCTGTCTCAGATAAACCTTGTCTCCATCCAGCAAAGTTATTTAAGTCTGTAGTCAAAGCTTTTCTTGCCTCCGCTAAAACGTCCGATCCAGCAAAGTTAACCATTCCTGTGTCTGCTTTCATTTTGCCGTACAAATTATTTAACGTTCGTTGAAATCCTCTGAGTTGCATTGGTGTAATATACTGAGGAGCATTACCTAGTACATTAACAATAAAGTCTTCTACTTCATTTAGTGCTGGTGAATACTCTGTGCCATCATCTAATGTTGTTTTATATTGATTAATTCTATCTTGTAGTAACTTACCAATATTCTTTGTGTTTTGTGTTGAGATAAAAGGTTTTGATATTCTTTCAGAAGTCTTTTCAAAACTTTTGTACAACAAATCATTAATGTAAGAAAATCTTTTGTATCTATCTTCTGCCGCTTTGTGCATAAACATGCCAACATCTGTTAAATGTTGTATAGGAGCAAAACCATTTATTCTTATTTCTGCTTCAATTGCTTCATCCAAAGAGTTAAAGCCATTAGCTTTTAAATCTTTCATAAATACCGCTTTGTCTTCTTTATTCATAAGTTTGTATTGTGCTCTGTAAAACTCCGCTGGATCTCCAATCATTTCTGCTTGTTTACCAACCGCTTGTTTTGATTTAATTAAAGATCGAAGCTGTCTTTCTTTCATCACTGAACCAATTAACGGAAATACACCAACAACTTTACCAAAACCTTTAACAGCCGATCCTAAATTTTGTCCTGTAGCTGCAATAGAAATACCAATTGGTATGCCATATTTTTCTGCTAGTTTTGACATTGCTGAACCATCTTGACCAAGACCTAGGATCTTTCCTACCACAGGTCTAGCTGCTGAAAAAGCAGGTCCTAGACCAGCCGCCATTGTTGTAAACATAGCACTATTTCTCATTTCTGCTAATGCTTGCATTCCTGGATCTGCTTCATTGGAAGGTTGACCAAGGCCTCCTGTTGATCTTATTAAATCATTTATAAAATCATATACCGCTGTACCTCCTGCACGGCCAAGTGCAGAACCTGTTACGATTCCTGCGCCTCCTGCCATTACTTTTTTATATATAGTGCCTGGTATCTTTGCTGCTCCTGGCATAGCTTGAGATGCTTCTGCTGCCATAGCAGGAAGTGAACCAAGAAGCTCGCCACCTAAAGCAAAGTCACCTTTTTCTGTTGGCAGAAAATCTGATATTGTTTCACCAGCGTTAACTAATTGTGCAAACGCATAATCTTTTGGTCTTCTAAATTTTTCAAAACCTCCAAATTGATCAGTAGGATTTTCTTCTTTAAGTTTATCCATGTATTTTTGAAACTTGTTTCCATAATAATTAATAGGGTCAGTATCTCTTTTACCCTCTTCAGTTATTTTGTATTGACCTATTGCATATTTCATAAAATTAGATTGATTAGCATTGTATGTTTCCATGCTAACAGGTTTTAATTTTTCAGCTTGTCTTTTTTGATTAACAAAATTTAAAACATTTTCTGCTTCAATATCATTACGTGGAACAAATAAACCTTCTTGAGATAAAGCAGGTTTGTCATCAACCACCTCTTCTACTTTTAAATAAAGCGGGTAATTTAAACCTGTTCTACTTGGTTCTATTGTAATCGTTTGATACCCTGGAGGGGTCATGTCATTTGGATCTGCCATACTAATTACTTCCTCCTAAATTTTCATTAAATGTTGGTGCACCACCTGTGCCATCATCGGTTCCACCTAATCCTGCTGTTGAATCTGTTGGAACAAATTCACCTTGTATTGCGGACGAACTTATAACTATATCTTGTCCTGCTGTTTGACCAACAAAGGAGTTGTAAGGAATATCTGATATTAAACTGTCATACCCTTCCCCAAATCTATTAAAATTCAACATGTCTGATTTTAATTTTGCTTCAATTTCTTCATACACAACCTGTAGTGAAGCTCTAATTGCATCTGAACCTCTTAAATTATAAATGTTAAGTGAATCTTTTGCGTTATCAATATCATCTTTGTTAAGTCTTCCTGAGTCTTTACGAGATCTTGCAAGAGCATAATAAATTGAATTTAGTTTAACTTCGTTCTGCGGTATTGATGGATTAAAGAAAGCTCTGTAAATTTCATATGCTTCGTCTCCTTCTGCGTTCATAAAGTTTTCACCGTTTTTATCACCATCTTTGTTGTATCTAACATACTCTTGTTTTAAATGACTAAGAACACCATTTTCAATTTTTCTAACTTGCTTGTCATAAGCCTTTTGATCAATAGCACCTTTTTCTTTTAATGCGTCCATAATATCAAACGCTGTTGAACCTGCACTTTGTGTAAATCTTTGGAATAAACCAGGCAAACCAATGATGCTAGGATCTAACATAATAGATTGTTGAACTTCTCTAATAAATTTTAAGTTTTGTTTTGAGTTGTTAATTCTACTTGATAAATCCATTAGCTGTTTTGCGTTAGGATCTAGATCACCTTTATTGTTTAAAGTAAAATTAGTAACAATAGCTTCAGGGCGAGGAACATATTTAAATGTACCGTTATCATTAACAGGAAAATAAGGAATAGGAATTCCGTTTGCATCGTTTTGTAAGTACCCCATAGCAAATTTACCTGTTGATTGATCAAATAACACCTTACCATCTTTTTCATATTGATCTTTTAATAATTCGTAATGTCTTTTCATTGCTTCTTGATCCGTGTCATATTGATAGTTGTAATACATTTTAGAAAGATCACGCATGTACGTTTTATTTCTTTGTGCTTCATCAAAATTAAAACCAAAAGCTTTCATAATAATTTCACCTTGCAATGCTTTTGATGCATTTTCTGATGCTTGTTTTGTATCTAAAATATATTTTCTTCTTGCCGCATCTTCTGCTTGTTGTTCTTTACGAGCTATTGCTTTCGCTTCTCTCTCTTTACCTCGTATTGCTGCAACATCTTGAATAAATGCATCGCCCGCTCTTGCAATAGAGGGAGCTATTGTGCCTCCAGGTGTTGGTTGCATTAACGCAAGACCTGCTCTTGCAAGGGCTAAGTTTTTCTCAAAACCATAATTAGGAGCTTCTGCAGGTTCATCTGCATACAATCTATCATACTCCGCAGCAATATCTTCTGTTGATCTTGTAGGTACAAGTTCTGCCATTGCTGCTTGATATGCTCTAGGATCTACTTGATCCGCTGTTAGTGCTAAAGCTTCCATAATACCTGTATCATCACCACCTAAAGGACCCGTGATCCGTGATTGTGGGTACGAGATTACTCCCGCATCTGATTCAACTGCTGCTTGTTTTGGTTGTAATCTAGCACCGCTGTCTTCTGGCATCATTGGTTGTTGCCCTTGAAACATTGGTCTGTCAAAAACATTAGCTACCATATTACCTACTGACTATAAAACGCACCTAGGCCGCCAAGACCTGCTAGACCTCCTCCGACCGCTGCTGCTAATGGATTAGTATACGGTATTGGCTGTTGACTCATAGACTGTTGAATAGAAGGAGTCGCTGCCAAAATATCAGAACCAAACTGAATTCGTTGTCTAGGCTCTAAGCTTTGTGCTGTTCTAAATCTAAAGTCTTCATCTGCTAATGCTTGATCTCTAGTTCGTTGAACTTGACCAGCACCAAGTAATGATTGAATACCTTGTTGTCCTAAACCAAATTGTTGTGCACCAAGATTACCAAAACCTAACGCTTGTTGTCCCGCTGCTTGACCAAGTTGACCATAGACAGGAGCTGCTTGTAGTTCTCTTGCTCTTGCTGATTCACTCGTTCCTATTGCTGCTTGTTGCGCTTGCATAAAGTTTTTAGATAAATCTTCAAAAACTCTTTTTGATTTTATGTCTTGTAAATTTTTTGCTAATTCGGCTTCTTGTACACCAAACCGTGCACCACCAAAAGCTCCTGCTTGTTGTGCTTGACTTGCAAGATTTGACTGAGCTTTTGCTGCTTGCTCATCCATTTGTTGTAAAGCTTTTTTAGTTACATTAGCTTGATACTGATTCATAAAGTCTTGTGTATTTGCTTGTGTAGGATCGTACTGTTGTTGTGCCGCTTGTAAAGAAGGTATGCCTAAAGCAGTCGTACCCATAGCCGACGTAAGACCTTGTTGTGCTTGATTAATAAAAGGTTGAAAAGAGGCTACACCTGTTTGTTGTCCTGTTGTAGGATCAATACCCATCTGTTGTGCCGCTTGAGAGAAAGCTGCTGACTCTGTTGGTGCAAAACTAGCTATGCCTCTTTGAAATTGATCAACTGGTGTATCTAAAAGACCTGGATCTTTTTTATCACCTATTTTTTTACCTGGCGGTAAAGTATCGCCTTCTTTGTAAAGTTCTGTTCCACCGTATACACTGTCTAAAAGTCTTCTTCTATAATCCTCTAAAAACGGTGCTTCTCTAGCTATCTGTGTTGATGTTTGTGCTACCATTAAGCTACTCTCTGACCCATTTTAGCAAGTTTATCTTGTAGTGCGTACATAAAGTCTGCACCTTTTTCTCTTGCTTCACTTGCATTTTTAGCACCCATCATTACACCTGCACCATTAACAGCATCTGTTCGTTGTACAAACTCGCCGTCACTTAACATTGCAGGTATTGAATCACTTGTCTTTGTACCAGGTCCACTTATCTGACCTGTTTTTCTTGGAAACACATCTCCACCTTTTGCCATACCCATAATACCTTGACCTGTAGCTGCGGAATATTGAACAGGTTCCATTGCTTTTAATCCGTTAACTGGTTGTTGTCTCATCATACCGCCTGCGGCTGCATATGTAGGAGTTAAATTTTGTATTCGTCTTTCCTCTGGTGGTCTTTCAAATTGTCCACCATAGAATTTATCTACTGCACTCATATATTCACTTGCATCAGGAACGTTTGCTTTATCTCTATCTTCTTTTGCTGCTAAATAAGATAAGTAAGCAGGTAAGCCTGTTGCTATTGCTTGCATACCAAAAGAAGGTTTTGGATTTTCGTCTGTGCCTCTTTGAGAAAAAATAGTATCAATAAATCCTCCTGGTTTACGAGTATCCATTTTATTCATTAGATTCTGCATTAATTGAGTTCCTCCTCTTCCTGCTCCTCCTCCTTTGCCTGTAATAACTTTAAACTCTTCAGGAGACATACGACCACCTGTCATTCTATCTATCATGCTTATATTGTCCGCACCTTTGTATCCTGCTATGCCAGACATACCCGCTTTAATTAAAGCATCTTGTACTTTGTCGCCTGATAATAATGATGCGATACCTGAGCCAAACATTGCTCCAGGCGCTCCAAACATGGAACCGCCAATAATAGGTGCTGCTATCTGCAGACCTTTTTCTAATATTCCTCGTAAACCTTTAAGCATAATCTCCTAATAACCTGCAATTTATGTGATTGTCGTATGCAAGGAGGCCGCCCTTGGATAAATAAGCCTATTTAATTATATATTTATAGGCAAATAATTGCTATATGACAATAGATATTTGCAAGTAGAAAGGAAAAGCATGGCTAAGAAGAAACAACAAACTGAACAAGTCTTAAAGTTTGACACTATTAGACCTTTTGGTCCAACAATAATGAGAGGCAAGATGCCTGACTTTATTACTGAAATGCTAGATAAAAAAGCAACAGAAATGTTAACAGATGAAAAATTATCAAAAGAGTTTGATCATTCAGGTAACTTAGCAGGTAATGTTAAACAAGAAGTGCGTTATCCTCAAGACTGGATGAACACAGAGGAGTTTATGCCAATGGTTCAATTAATTGGTGAGATGGTTAAGAATTATATTTCTATACCACCAGCAAGTGAAACAATTAAACCAGAGTTTGTTGGTAAGATGGTTATCGAATCTATGTGGGCCGTGAGCCAATGGTCAGGAGACTTTAATCCTTTTCATATACATGAGGGTCAACTGTCTGGTGTTTGTTACTTACGAGTGCCACCAAGTCTACCTGATGAGTATGCGAAAGAAGATCACTATCCAACTGTTGGCGATATATGTTGGTTCAATGGTCAAGCGGCGACGTTCAGTGGACATAAGCATCAAGAATCTCCAAAGGTTGGTGATATATTTCTGTTTCCAAATTGGTTAGCACACGGCGTGTATCCGTTTAGAACACCAAATGAAGAGAGAAGATCGGTATCTTTTAACTTACATTTGATTAAAAAAGACGAGCCACAGCCTTTAGAAAACTAATGCAACATCATAAAGAGACAAAGTTTGTCATGTACGTTGATGATTTTTTAGATGAAGCTACGTTAAAGTCACTTCAAGATACAGTTACAAAGCTTGAATATCAGGAAGTAAAAAATCCAGAGGGTCAACTATATGGTATGCGACATACTTTTAACAAAAGTATTCACAGTGATCCTTTAGTTAATTTAATTAAACAATATTTCTTTCCACATAGAAATCTTGAACCAATATCCGTAAGTGCACATTTACGAGAGAATAACAAAGAACCTTTGTTTCATACTGATGATGATAAAAATAATGTTGCTAACTTTCTTTTATTTGTAAAGGGAGAACCTTTACTTAATAATGGTACAGGTTTTTTACATAATGAAAAGTTATCATCACATATAGGTTTTGTAGAGAACAGAGCTTTGTTTTTTAACGGCTTAAAAATACCACACTCAGATTTACAATCGTTTGGAGATAGCTCGAATAGATATACTCTTAATATTTTTTACAGAGAAGTAACGAAAAAAGATGGCGCTTTTTGATATAAATAAAACACCTATGGTTCGTGTGACGTGGTTAGATGCTCGTGATACAGAGACAGGTTGGCTTGATATAAAAGAAGTTATGGATGCTCCGTTGGCCGTGTGCAAAGAAGTAGGGTGGATGATTCATAATAGTAAAGAAAAAATAATTATTATGAGATCTTACAGCAAAGACAAAGAAGACGTGTCTGGAGGAGGTGCAATAGCAATACCTAAAGGTTGGATAAAAAAGATAGAATATTTAACAGTGAGTTACAGTGAAAAATAAAAAAAGTATTTATGTTCAAGATAATTTTTTTAATGAAGAAATATTTAAAACAATGCAAAAAGAAATTATTTCATTAGAGTTTAGATCTAGATACAATGATATTTCTAAAGGAGAAAATAATTATGGAGATCATCAAAGAACTTATCATCATGTAGAATTGCATTCTGATGCTAAAATTGTTTTAGAGGTTAAAAAAAATATAAAAAAATATTTTAACTATACTGTAAAAAAAATAAAATCTAATTACTTTTTAAGTTTTCCTAATACGCCTGCTATTCCTCATGAAGATGATAGTGAATACAATTGTTTAATTTATATTGTAGGTGATAAATTAATTAATAATGGTACTGGATTTTACGAAAAATTAAATAATAAATATCATCTTAATACACATATAGGTTTTAAAGAAAACAGAGCAATTTTTTTTAACTCTAAAATTGGTCACAGTTCTTTACAATTTGCAGGAAACTCTACACCAAGATATGTAATGGCTAATTTTTGTTATGACTAATAAAATATTTATAGGTACACCTTGTTATGGTAATATGATTACCGCAGATTATTTTAAAAGTTGTTTACAGCTTACAGCTTTAGCAGCTACTAAAAAAGTAGAGTTACAATTTGGTACAATCGGTAACGAGTCTTTAGTAACAAGAGCTCGTAACACATTGGTGCAGTTGTTTATGGATGACAAACAATATACTCATCTTTTATTTATTGATGCTGATATAGCTTTTAACCCTGAATCAATATTTCGTATGTTAGATTTAGATGAAGATGTGGTAACGGGAGTATATCCACGAAAGGTGATTGATTGGACAAAAGCTATTAGAAGAGTAAAAGAAAACCCAAAAATTAAAGAAGATGAATTACACGCAGCATCTTTGCAATATAATTTAAACGTTAAAAATCCAAAAAAAGTAATAGTAAAAAAAGGATTTATTGAGGTTTTAGATGGTGCTACAGGTTTTATGTTAATCAAAAGAAACGTTTTTAAAAAAATGGCATTGGCATATCCTCATCTTAGATTTAAATCAGATCAACATTTAGGAGATCCTCATGATAAAACATTTGGATATCACGACACATCTGATTGGAACTATGCATTTTTTGACACTATGATAGAGCCTGATACCAAAAGATATTTATCCGAAGACTATGCTTTTTGTCGTTTATGGCAAAAAATAGGTGGTAAAATATACGCTGATATTGTTAGCGGTATGACACACATGGGTAACTACTCATTTAAAGGCAACGTAAGTACACAATTTAAAGAGGCAAAATGAAAAAATATTATATTATGAATAACGTCATCGACAAAGCAGAAAATTTTAAAATTTATAACAACTTAATAAATACAGCTATGTGGAGTTTAAATAGATTCTCCATTGCTACAGATAATTTAGAATCCTCAATCAACAATTTTCCAGGTATGGTTGTTGAACAAGAGGGTCAAAGTTACAATCCTTATTTATCAGGTTATTTTCATTCTTTAACAAGCACTGTAAAAAATGTATTTCAAAATCAATACAATTTTAGTTTGCCAAATAATATCTACAGAATTCATTTGGGTGCAAAAAATGACAAAACTGAAACTCTTTTTCACTCTGATGTAGAGGAAAGTGGATCTTGGACAATTTTAGGATTTTTAACACCTGTTTGGAAAGCAGAATATGGGGGACAAATCAATATAGAGGGTGAGGAAATAGAGTATATTCCTGGGAGATTTATTGTTTTTAAATCTAATATTTTACACAATGGCGGGTTTGTAGCCAATAATAATTTAGACTATTGGAGAATAAGTCTAAATATAATTTTAAAATAAGGTTTACTCTTTAATTTTCGTTAAATTTGTTTAAAATAATACAACATGAAATTAGTTGATTTAAAATTCCAACCAGGCATTGATAAACAAGATACCGCTTACTCAGCAGGGGATCAACGTAAGTATGTTGACTCAAATCTCGTGCGTTTTCACTACGGAAAACCTGAAAGATGGAATGGTTGGTCATATTTACCAGATCCTAATAAAACTGTCGTGGGCGTGGTCCGTGATACGCATAGCTGGATTGGTTTAGACGGAACCAGATACCTTGCTTTAGGTACAGACAGAAAACTATATTTATACTCAGGTAGTGCCCTTTATGACATTACACCAATCAGAGAAACAGCAGCTTTAACAAATCCATTTACGACAAACGGTACAACAACAGTCACTGTCACTGACGCAAGTCATGGAGCTATTGAAGGAGACTTTGTCACTTTTGATTCTTTCTCTGCAATAGATGGTTTAGACATGAACAACGAGTTTGAAGTTACAACTTATGTTGACGCTAACACATACAAAGTAACACACACTGACACAGCCTCTGGTTCTACATCAGGTGGAGGTGGATCAGGTAATGCTAATTATCAAATTAATATTGGAGAGACTGCATCAACTTATGGTTATGGATGGGGCACTGATACTTGGAGTGCTGGCAAATGGAATGAACCAAGCACCTCTTCAGATGTTACTGTTTTTGCTCGTAGTTGGTCTTTAGATAATTTTGGTGAAGATTTAATTGCTACAGTCTTAAACGGTAGTACATTTATAAAAGATATATCTGGTTCAATAGACGCAAGAGCAACTGCTTTATCAAACGCTCCTACAGCGTCAAGATTTAGTTTAGTATCTACTGACACAAGACACTTAATGATTTTTGGTACAGAAACGACTATTGGCACACCAGCATCTCAAGATGATTTACTGTTTAGATTTTCTGATCGAGAAGATGCTACAGATTATACACCAGTAGCAACAAACGAAGCTGGTTCACTACGTATATCCGATGGTTCTAGAATAGTAGGTGCTGTTAAATCATCAGGTCAAATACTTGTTTGGACAGATACATCTTTGCACGGTATTCAATTTGTTGGTACACCTTTTACTTTTGGTTTGAGACAACTCGGCGCAAACTGTGGATTAATATCACAGCATGCAGCAGTAGAAATAAATGGTAGAGCGTACTGGATGTCTGATAATTCTTTTTACATGTATGATGGTGTTGTTAAAAAAATGCCATGTTCTGTGCAAGATTATGTATTTGATGATCTTAGTTACACAAACAGAAATGATATTGCTTGTGGTATTAACACAGCTTTTAATGAAATAATTTGGTACTATCCTTCAACAAATGCTACGGCAATAGATAGAGGCGTTGCTTATAATTATTTAGAAGGAACTTGGTACACTGTTAATATTGGTAGAACAACTTGGCTCGGTGCTTATGTATTTGAAAATCCCATTGCCACAGAATACGATGCTTCCGTAACAGCAAATGTATCAACTATATTAGGTTTAACGGCAGGAGCTTCTTATCTTTACGCACATGAATCAGGTAATAATCAAGCAGACGGTACAGCTTTACCTGCTTTTTTAACAACTGGATCTGTTGAGATTGCCGATGGTGATGAACTTATGTCGGTTAGTAGATTAGTTCCAGACTTTGATAATTTAACTAATACAATGACAGCTACTTTAACACTAGAACAGTATCCACAATCTGCAGCTAATGTAACGACAACAGGCACTATTACTGGCACCACAGAGAAAATTGATGTAAGAGGTAGAGGTAGAGCAGTAAAAATTAAATATGAAACTAATACAGTTAATGACACAGCTTGGAGACTTGGATCGACAAAACTACAACTTAGACCAGACGGAAGAAGATAATGGCTAGAATAACAATTACTCGATTACCAAATGCAACACCAGAATATGATGCTAATCAGTTTGATCAAATGGTTCAATTATTAGATCAAATTATTCTTTTACTTAACACTAACTACCAACAAGATTTAAAAGAACAATCACAGTCGGAGGCTTTTTTCCTTGGCTAATACTTTTAAAAGC